GAAACCACTTACGGTCAGGCACGTATCCTGGCAGACTTCGATCGGTGGGCACAAGACAACCACCTGCCTCCCATATCACACAGAATCAAGCGTATCGATAACAAAGATAACAAGAACTTACGCATCGAGAGGACTGAGACCATCATCGAGACAGCCAAAGTGCTCTTTCCGGAGGGACAGGATACACCCACTCTCGTCAGTCAGTTCCTCACCTATCCTGATGGCTATATCGATGGCTGTGATGCCCTGGCAGGCTGTCTGGAACGGTTCTCCGAATACGATATCGGCAGAAACAGGGTCAAGGTCCGGAGATTTTCCTTCTGATGAATTACTACGATCAGCTCATGCTTGAATACTACCGGGTCTTGAACAATGCCTGGAAGACAGAAATTAGAGATGCGACCCGGCTTGCCATCCAGATGCTGAGTGATATGCCCAGAGCCGAGAAGCTCAACAAGGACTCAATAGATAAGCTTATAGGCATCATCAATACCCAGTTGGGAGTTGACTTCGCAGCCCTGGTCAATGAGCCCACTAAAGCCATAATAGACCGCTGTGTGCGGCTCGGACTCAAGGATGTCCAAGTGCAAGCCCCAACCAAGACCAGCATCGGGCTCTGGGGCATCGAAGATCAACATCTCTCCTCCACCATCCAGAAACAGCAGTTGTTCTGGATCGGAAATCACTTTGAAGCCGATATCCGGCAGAACTTCGCAGATACCCTCTCCAAAGCCATCGAGCAAGGCTATACCAAAGAGATGCTTGCGGATACTCTCAAAGACCAGTTCAATGACATTGCCAATCGATCAGCCCATTACTGGCAGGGACTGGCAGAGCACACCGCTCTTAGAGTCAGAGAGTTCGGAAGGTTGCAAGGCTACAAAAAAGCCAAAGCCAGATACTACAGGCTCGTGGTGATCCTGGATGACCGTACCAGTGACATCTGCCGGGCACTGGCTGCCCAGGATAAGGTATATCCACTAAACGATGCTCAGGAAGTGATGGATAATCTCATGGCTCTGGATACTAAGTCTAACAGCTTGGATGATGCCAGAGACTACATAAAAGCCCTTGCCCCCTGGATCAAGGATGATCAGATTGAATACGACTCAGAGATGAATCCAGTCGGTGTCTCCGGAGCACATACTCCGTTTCCTCCGTTTCATTGGAAGTGTAGGACGACTACAACTATCACTTAATTGTCTGTCAGAAAGGCAACGGATCATCATCCTCCGTCGTAGTTTTGGCTGTATCAGATAAGACATCTTCGATTTTATTAATGAACTCGATAATACTACAGATAGTATCGACTATAAACATACTCTCAATCTTGTTCAGTAGGGGATTAGGGTGCGCAGCACTCTCATTATTCCTAACATAATTGAAATCATCAAACAATTTTACAATACTACCAATGATTTTACTCGACATATTGGATTCTAATAACTCATGATCATGCAACCACTTATTATACAATCCAAATAATGTGTTTAGAGTGTTATTGCTTGAATATTTTATCCCATGCTTATCGCAGAGCTTTCTTCCGTAGTTAACCAGATAATTGTGTAGTCGATCTAGGGTTAACTCAGGTTTATTATTCTCTATGTTGTGTTTGATGTCCGCTATTATAGTATCCAGACTTTCATCAGCATCAATTGAGCGTAAAGCACTGATGTTTTTTACCAACATCATACCAGATAACTTATTGTTGATTAGAACACACTCATCGTACAATGAAAGATCAGACTCAGATTTTTCTTGTGTTGCATCAACCCATATCTTTAGAAGCTCTCGATTAACTATGGTAATCTGCTTGTCATCAGCTTTTTCCCAAAAAGCCCTTAGGAGATTTGCTTTGGACAATGAATTATCTGCAATTGATCCATCATAAATGTCTATATCAACCGTAGAGATAAAAAAGTCTCGAAATGTTCTATTACTGAACCAAAGAACATACCCGCCTCCCATATCAAAGAGTTTTTCGAATTTCAGTCTGTCGGCATATTTGAATGAAGACATAATCAGTTTAAATGCTCTTCAAAAGAATCATAACTATTGGCTATACAGAAAGTAACTGCACTTCCTAGGGCTTCAAAATGCTTCTTGCCACAATCAATCTTTGCCTTTTCCGAGGGTCGAAGAGCATCTAGGAACGTATCTCCTTTTGTTTCTACCACAAAGAACAATCGCAATCTCGTTTCATTCTCAACCAATACAGCCCAGTCTGGGTTATATGTTCCCAAGGGAGTGGGCACCATAAACCAAGAGGGTAGTTTGGCAAATACCTTTACAGCCTCATTCTGCTCCAGCCTCTCTGCAAATGGTTTTTCTACGGTTGAAGAGTCATAAACGATATATTCATAAGGTGTTTTCTGAGATGCGAGCATGTTTTTTGATACATAGCCAAAGAGCTCCTCATTCTCAAACAACTCCTGAGCATAGTAGCAGTCATCTCCAATACGCTGATACTTGATACCATCAACCAGTGCCAGCCTCTTAGTCTTATTAATGGCTTCGACAGCATATTCAATGAACTTCTGGGGATTTCGTTTGAAATCTATCAATCTATCGCAATCAAGTAGAATTCTGGATATGCTTTTCCTAGTTAAACTCGTTTTATCCTGCAAGTCAGATAAAATGTCAGGTAAGGCTATAACACCCTCTTCGATGGCTTCTGGTGCTGATGTGGTTGTTAATACTGCACCCACACCTCCTTTATCAATCTCGATATTGGCTTTTTCCCAGCTTAATCTTGATCTCGCAATAGGGGGCATGGTCTTCACGGCCTCGATGCAGTCTGTAATGAGTTTTGAATTGTCAAAATGAACTCTGTAGGTAGTTTTATGTTTTATCTTATCCCAGAGTTCTTTGAACTCCGGACTGTATAACACTTCCTTCCTAACCCTGATCACATTCCTTTCATCAGCATTCTTAACATCAAGTTTACCGGCTAGCTTACGTAAGATTTCTTTAACCTGCAGTTCTTGATCTTTGAACTCATTAGGAAGCTCAAACGATCCATCCTTCAAAGCTGTGCGCAATTTATCCTGAACTTTGCCTTTATGATCTATGTAGCAGTTTTCTTTTAGGTAGGACCAAACACTTTCAGAATTTGTAACTCCGAAAGGAGTAGGATTGCCGGAAGTATCAATAATGTGGAGTGCGGCAAACTGGTGTTTTTCCACTATCCCAAAGCGTATACCTGTGTCTTGTTCGATTTCTTTCTGGAGATTCTCTGCAAATGATTCATATCCCTCATTAGCAATCACTGTGAGCGTGTTTACATCGAATCCTCTAACTCGTTCTCCTTCCTGATTTACACATAAGCGTAATCCTCTGCCGATTGTTTGTCTTCTTTGTAGCTCTGAGCCCATTTCTCTCAAAGCACATATTTGGAATACATTGGGATTGTCCCATCCTTCCCGCAGTGCGGAGTGAGAGAAAATGAACTTCAGTTTGGTATCAAAGCCTAGCAGCTTCTCTTTTTCTTTCATTATCAGGTTATATGCTCGTTCTGCATTATCTCTATTTGTCTGATTGTTTTCCTCTGTATCTGTCCAGCCACCCTTTTTATCTATGGAGAAATAGCCATTATGGACTTCCTCTGCCAGGCTTTCAATGTCTACATCCTTAAAGATTGTGTTATACTCCCCTCTTTTAATCAGCCTCGAATACTCATCTTCAAAGATTTGAGCATACTCGCCCTTGATAGATCTGCCATCGCTATCGTAGCTACGATATTTTTCAACCTTGTCAATGAAGAACAGACTCAGGACTTTTATACCTTTACCCTCATTCCTGAACCTGAGTTCTTTATCCAAGTGCTCTTTGATCGTTCGTCTGATCATCAATCTTACCAAAGAGTCGTCATCTACTCCGCCATAGCTTTCTCCTGGTCTCAGGTTTTTATCTATACCTGGGAATCTGATCTCGACAAACTCTGATCCTTTACGGCAATTGATTTCACCTATGGAGCAGTTCTCGTAAATGTTCCTCCCTGTAACCATCATTAGGTTATCGCCATCCTGAACCAGAATCTCTTTGCGGATAACGTGTTGTCCCTGTTGAGCATCTAATTCCACCTTGGCTTGAATCACATTGCGCTTGTTTGATACGGAAAGAACTCTGATATATGGCTTGTTATGGTCTCCAACTATCTTGGCAGATGCCACCTCGATCTGCTTGACCAGCTTCTGCTCATAAGCATCCACAGCATCCAAGCGATATACCATATGGTGTTTCTCAACATGGGTAGCAGAATATCTTAAGGTGCAGAGGGGGTTCATTGCGGCGAGAGCTTCTTTACCCCTACCCTCTAAGCCACCGTCAACGCTTTGGGGCTCATCGACGATTATTATCGGTTTAGTTTGTTTGATAAGGTCAATCGGCTTTTCGCCATTGATCTTCTCTGTTTCCTTGTATAGATTGTTGACGTCCTTTTTATTTATCGCCCCAACAGTAACCACCATTATTTGTATTGAACTGCTGGTGGCGAAGTTCCGCACCTGTCCAAGTTTGCCGGAATCATAGAGGAAATACTCATAAGGCTCATTTGCGTATAAAGATCGTAAATGCTCCTGAGTAATCTGTAGGGACTTATACACACCTTCTTTGATGGCAATTGACGGCACTACAATCACGAACTTGTTGAATCCAAAGCGCTTGTTAAGTTCCAGAATTGTCCTTAGGTACACATAGGTTTTCCCCGTGCCGGTTTCCATTTCCACCGTGAAGTTCATAGATCGGATATCATCATCAGGTCTTAAACCATTGCGAAGTTGAACATCTCTCAAATTCGCCAGTAGTTCTTCTTCTAAAAGTGCAAGCTTGTTGCCTATACCTATGGCTTCAGACGAAAGCAGGTAGTCAGTCTGATCTTCTGTTGGCATCGTCACAGTAAAGACAGATCTACAGCTCTCCTGACCTCTGAACAGGTCGCATACCGCTTCTATTGCATCAAGCTGAAATTGCAGATTAGGTTCAAAATGTAGTTTCATGCTTCACCTACAAACTGCGGATATTTTTAAAACCATGCTGATTGAAGATGGCAGTCATGTTTGTCTTTGCTACATCGTTTTCAAAGGCAGAATCACGGAACACAATCATTGATTCTGTTTCAGGTTTATACGCTTGAATCCATTCAATCATACCCATTGCCAGGGGTTCAATCTGATCTCCGGATATATGTGTTGAAAGGCATACCAACAGGACCCCGTAGCCGATGTTATATACGGTATTCTGGCTTATCTCCCTGCTTTCGATCTGTACCGAAAGATCTATACCCAGCTTTATCAACAACTCAAAGAGGATGTCTTGTGCAGACCTATCAGGTTTGATATATTCAGTGTATTTCTCAATTGATCCTTCAATGTCTGGAGTAGATGGATCCCATGCTTTAATGCATGATGAGTCGAGTTTGAAAACACGGAAGCCTAAGTCTCCATCATATCCCGGTGAATCTTCAATGACTTTTTTGCCTGCTCTGCGTAGACGTTCTTTTGTGATTTCTGTTAAGTGTCTTGGTCTCCCGTTCTTATCGCAAAACTCAACAGCGTTTGCCTGTTCATTATTCTGTGGATCAAAAACTTCGGGTAGCTGCACAAGAATAAATCTACGGTTCCCTCCATCAATAGTGTTTTGTTTCATTACTGCATGACCGGTTGTTCCGGAACCAGAGAAAAAATCCATAATAATACTATCTGTTTGAGTATAAAGCTCTAACATTCGCCCGATTAACTCAACTGGTTTTGGGTATGTGAAGATTGCTTTGTCATCAAATAGTTTTTTCAAATCCTGGCTTGCTTTTTGAGAATGTCCAACGTGTTTATAGTTCCATATTGTCATAGGTGTTATGCCTTGCTTTACTTCCGAAAGGAATCGTTTAATACGTGGTACGTTCTCTCCATCTTCTCCAAACCAAATTCTATTGTCTCTCACATATTCGTTGAATCGATCTTTGTTGAGCCTCCAGCTATAACCGCTTGGGGGCATTACTTTTCGACCTGAAGGAGTTACAATCTCGAATATGTTGCTTTGAACGGCAGGGCCGACGCTCAGATTATCGCTCTGCCATACTCCTCTGGGGTCATTATCAGGATTTTTGTATCTGCCGTCAGCTTCTTCGCTCCTATTTAAACCGTTACATACAAGTATTTCAATGTTTTTAGCGTAGCATATAATATAATCATGGCTTTCGGAAAAGTGCCTTTTTAAACTGACAGGTGCATATGCCCTTTCCCATACAACCTGTGCAACAAAATTCTCACTACCAAAGATTTCATCACATACGAGTTTAAGGCTCGCTTGCTCACTATCGTCTATACTGATAAAAACTACGCCATCATTAGACATCAGATTCCTTGCTAAACTAATGCGTGGATACATCATATTTAGCCAATCAGTATGATACCTTCCACCTGCTTCTGTATTACTGCTAATCTTAGCTCCACCTTCTATTTGCCCAGTGAGTTCCATATAGTTTTTGATACTGTCTTGAAAATTATCGGGATAGACAAAGTCCTTGCCTGTATTGTAAGGAGGATCAATATAAATCATTTTTACTCTTCCCGTTAAGCTCTTCTGAAGTATTTTTAGTACTTCAAGGTTGTCACCTTCAATCATGATGTTTTTCGTGGTTTCCCAATCTACACTATCTTCCGGACATGGCCTCAATGTTCCCAGGCTTGGTATGAGGGCAAATTGACGGGCTCTCTTCTTGCCAAACCAGTTCAACCCGTATTTCTCATCGTTTGTCTCAATATACTCACCAAGTAGTTGCTTTAAAACATCAAAATCTATCTTGCCTTCCACAAAGGCATCCGGAAATAGCTGTTTCATCTGCTCCAAGTTGTTGGCAATCAGGTCTTCGCTTTTGCCGAAGTTTTCATCGAGTCTTTCCATGCTTATATCCTCATCATAGTTTTTTTATACATTCCTGGTATTGAAGTTTTAGTGCGTTGATCCTGGTGTTCAGGTCAACTTTTTTATTCATCTGAGTTTCTTTTTTTATGGCTGATCGCAAAAAGGCTATCTCTCCCTGCAAGGCAAGGCATTTCTCCAGAAGTTCTTTTCTCTCCTGAGTAGTGTCGTGTTTAATCTTTAGCTTTCCAGTATGCTTGGAGCACGCCAAAGCCACAAAAGAAGCTTCCCATCCCCTGTACAGGTCCAGGAAGCTCAAGTAAATCTTTGCATCAATCGCCAGACTTCTAGCGAAAGGGAGTTCTGTAGATGATAATGACTCAAGATTTATCCATCCGCTGTTCATCACTTCTTCCACTACGATAATTCCTTTCTCTGCCAAGCTAAATCGTTTGGGAGCCATGCTGAACATTACTAAATCCTGATGATTGCAAATCAACAGGAGGGGGTAGGGTATTGCCCGATGAATCAGATTAATAATCCTCTCAGCAGTCCCTGTCTGCTTAAAGTTGATTAGCAGAATCGATATCTCTGAATACTCCCTTTGCTCGTCAACATAAGCCTTCAGGCTGGTGTTGTCTTGCTTTAAAGCATACAGCCAGGTTACAATATCAAGATGCTCTTGGAAAGCCTTCTTATCTGCCGAGATTAGTTTGGCATTATCATAGAATAGCTTTTTATGCACTTTCTTTCCCACGTAACAATGCGCAGGTATTTTAAGACATTCAATGCATGCC